CATCAAATGATTCCGCAGTCTTAGAGGTGATCTTTGCATCACCCTTCAGAACTTCATCAAGGCGAGCCTTGAGTTCTTCGTATGACTTGAACGAAGAAGGATCGTTAAACTCCTTAAGAGCGTACTGCTTCTTCCAAAGTGCTTCCAACTTTGCATCATCACCGTCAAGGACAGGAGATGGAGTATCAAACTCACTCTTGTCGTAATTGGTGTATCCTGCAACCTTGCGAATCTTCAACTTGAAGTTTGCACCTTGCCAGAAGTCAAACACATTTACTGCTTGATCGTCCGCAAATTCGGGTTGAATCTTTTCCATGATCTTATCGAAGATCTTCTTACCGAACTTGAAGAGGAAAATCTTCCCTTCATTTTCGGGATGCTTTGGGTCGGAAACAACGAGAATGTTCGCAATGTACGACAACTTGCGCTTACGCTCACGGGCAATCTCCTTATCCTTCTCATTACCACTGTTCCAAAGAACAGTATTCATCTCAGAGACAGGATCCTTCTTACCAATTGTGGTTAGTGAATTCTCAATGTACCAACCGCCTGGGCCCTTAAACCCATGAGTAAAGATGCGAGTCCACGGAACATCTTCACCATCAACTGCGGGGAGGAAGCGAATTACTGCAAATCCGTTTCCTGCTTGATCGACTTCAGGCTTCCAAAAGCGATCATCCTTATATGACTCGCTTCCCTTGTTCAACTTATCCAATTCTTGAGTCAAACGGGAAATAGTTGATTGCGAGTTCTTCTTAAGATTCTGAAAAGACATATGTTCTCCTTGTACGATGTGTACGCTGTGTAAAACGATGTGTGTAGTATAGCAGAGAGTTCTGCTGTGTCAAGTGTATTTATAGAGGTAGACGAGCAGATTTTGGAAGAAGATTGATTGTTTCTCCCTCTGCTCGTATCTTTTCAATTATTGGTTTAGAAAGATGTTTGGCAACATAAGATGGATCAATGTTTTTCTCTTCGCAAAAAGAAAGAATTGCTTGAATATACCCATCTTTATTGTTTAGAACTATCTTCTCTATCTCTTGATTTATGTTTACTTCATTTGTTTCAATTATCATATTCTTTATTCTCCAAATATTGCATTAAACACTTTGTCGGTTTCCAACCCAAAACAGATTGTATCTTAGTATTATCTGCTAGCGTGTCTTTTGCTTCTCCCACTCTTGGTGGTAGATGAGTATACTGCATACTCATTCTCTTTGCAATATCTAAAACAGAATAATTTACACCAGTACCCACATTAAATATTTCACCATTTAATGGGTATTGGTATAGACATGCTCTAATATTAGCATCAATTACATCACTCACATGGATGTAATCTCTAGTTTGTAATCCATCACCAACTATAGTTAGTGGTTGATTATTTTTAATTTGTCTTGAAAATATTCCTATTACTGGAGCATATGATCCTCGTTTTGGTTGATTTGGACCATACACATTAAAGTATCTTAAACAGACTGTATCGACTTCATATAAATCGGAAAATAACTTACATGCTTGTTCGCTTCCGAGTTTTGTTAAAGAATAAGAATTTAAACAATCAGGAGTCATCTCCTCTTTCAATAATCCTTTATTTTTTAATCCATAAATCGCAGAAGTGGAAGAGAAAACAAATCTTTTAACTTTGTAATCTTTACATAATTTAAGTAAATTTAAAGTACCAATTAAATTTGTTTCATATGATTTAACAGGATCTGATATACAATTCTGTATTCTTGCTTCCGCTGCAAAATGTAAAACATAATCTGGATTATGTCTATTAAATACTTCAGCACACATAACACTATCGGTAATATCGTAGTTATAGTATGTTGCTTTTTTATTGTAATAAAAAACATCATGTGCGTCTGAGGACAAATTATCAATTACAATAACTTTGTACCCCAAATTAGCAAGAGTATCGACCGCATTAGATCCAATAAAACCACATCCACCAGTTACCAATATCTGCATTCAGACCTCACAAACAAAAAACATACACTCTTTTTGTTTTTCACAATGATACCCATTTACAGTTTTAAAATGTGTTTTTAAGTATTCATTAAACTCTTCAAAAGACCACTCTCTAACATGACTACGATTTACGGGAGGACCAAACCACGCTTTTAAGCCATATTCTTTCATGTTTTTTAATACTGCCCTATCGGGAGTAGAAATAATTAAATATTTAAAATTATATTGTTTTATGTGATTTAACAAGTCATCTGGATTTAAAATATGCTCAACAACATCCGCACAAATCATTATATCACATGATTCTTTATAATTAGAAAAAGATCTTTCTGGTTCTCCACTGTTTACCCATTGTTTATCTGGATATTTTGATTTTAAAAATGACAAACAAGGTTCGGTTTCGATTCCTATAGTTTCTTTGTCATCAAAATATTTTATCAACTTAAATCCAGAACCACAACCAAGATCTATTATTTTATTAAAATTATTATTATCCAATAACTTTCTAGAAAATTCATAAACTTCATTCTGAGATTCATCTGTCCATGAAATATCATTGTGATGATTTGGATTTGAATTAATTTTATAATCATTCATTATATTAAACATATTATTATCCTATTTTATAATTTTATTAAAAATGACGGTAACAAATCATCAGTTTTAACTTGTATATTTAAACTGTTTTTTGTGCAAAAATCATTAACTGCTTGAAAAACTTCTGGAAATATTTTTTCATTGTAGTCATGGCCACATATGTATCCATTTTTAGGTAAAATATCATAACTCTTATCCAAATCCAGCATTACAGCATTATATGAATGATCTGCATCTATATAAACTGCATCAATAGGCATTGATATTTTTTTAGCATTTTCTAAAAAATCTACAGTAGTGCATTTGTGATTGTCAAGTCTAATGTTTTTATATTTTTTCCATCTTTATCGCCAGAAATCATAGATGATGGAAAAATATCAATAAGGTGAAGTTCTTTTGGTTTTGCTAGTTCAAATATTTTTTTAGAAAATTCACCTTCAAAAACACCCAATTCAGCCCAAATTAATCCTTTTGGGAGGATTGATAAAAGTTCATTTCTGGTCATCTGTAACATTCGTTTCTATAAATTCTTTCATTCTTTTATATTTATTAATCATACTACCATCAAATCCACAAAAATGAAAGATGCTTTTATTTTTTTGTTTTTCCTCAACATGAAGTTGAATAAATGGTGTAATATCATTTATTAAAATTTGTTCTTGGTGCAATTTAAAAATAAAATAATTAAAACAAGTTTGTTCTATTTTTGCCTGATCCTCTGTATTTAAATTTTTAATATTAACTAATTTACAAATACTATTAATTTTTTCTAATGTTGTTTTATCGGTAAATGAAAATGTACCAGCATTACATCCATTTATGTTTATCATTTCCTGTTTTTCTTGGTTGGTTGCCATATCAAACATAAACCAAGAAGAAGACATTGGATGATTTTCATAAATTACAGAAATCGGATGAGATCCAAAATTTCGATTGTGTTGATTTATTGGTAACAACAACAAAATCAAAATCCGATTTGGTATTTTGTTTTAAAATACTATCGTATAATATTGATATACATTCTTCTGCACAATCAGTAAAATCCGATACAGTGTAAATTAAGTATTTCATTATTTTTCTTTAAATTCTTCTAAAATTTTAAAATATCTAAGATCGGTTACTTCACCCGTGCTAGAATCATATTTTAATCCATTTATTTTATCTAAAAACAATTCATTTAATTTTTCTAATAAAATAGATTTTGGTTTTCTATATTCTTGAACTGCGCTAATATTTGTATTATAATAATAATTGTAAATAGATTTATGTGTTATCGAATCTACTACTTTAATTTTATCCTGTATTTTTTGCGAAAAACAAAAATCTTCATGAATTCTTATGTTTGGATATTTTATAGATTTTGCTAATGATGTTTTAATTGGATTAAAATGAGCAATTGTACTATTATGCACTCTACCTTTATTTTTATTTTCAAAATTATTAGGTAAACTACTTAAGAAATTTTTTGGTAACGCTTGAAATGTATGAAGTATTGTTGGATGTATTGTACAAAATATTTGTATTGCATCTAAATTATTATTTTCTTTTATTTTTTGCACAATTAACCAAAAATAATCATCCGTAATTTCATCATCGTCATCTATAAAACTAATCATTTTTCCTTTTGCTTTATCTAATAATATATTTCTTTTTTTTCCTATGGGTATTTCCCGATTATCTTCATGGGTTATAATTTCTACTTCATTTTCTAAATTTTGTAATTTTAATAAACTAAAATATTTTTCTAATTTTGGAGTAAAATTATGTTTTCTTTCAAGTAAAGTTGGTATTGCTACGGTTAGTAATATGTTAGACATTGTATATTTTTCCAAGTTGTAAATTGGTTTGTAAATAAGTTTTTATTTTTATTCCAGTATTTCCAGACAGTTCAATAATGTTATTTAAAATATTTCTTGAATCTATGGGTTTTCCTGCCCAATCGGTAAGTGGATCTATTATTTTTAGTATGGTACTTTCACTTTCACTTAATGTAATTTTATTTAAATCATTCTCAGATACAGGAAT